CACGATTTTGACAGGCCCGCGCGGTCTGACGACCGAGCAAGCGGTCAGCCCGACAACGCCTAATCTGTTGGCAGGAGATTAAATATGAGCAATCCGTTTGACAAGCCGAGCGCACCCAAGCCGCAACCGCGACCGCCGGTCGTTCCGCCGAAGCGAACTGTGCAACCGCGTAAGGCGATCCGCGAGTCTGACACTGCAAAGCCAAGGACAAGAACGCGTCGCCGTGCTGGTGCAGGCGGCGGCGGTGCATCGCTTACCGGCACGATTTTGACCGGCGGTTATGGCAGCGCCGATGGCGCAAGGTCCGGTCGTAAAAGTCTATTAGGTGACTGATGGCTGAAGCAGATCCACGCGCTGTCATATTGCTGCGACGCCTGTCGAAGTTAGAGCAGCAACGATCGACCTGGGAGTCGCATTGGCAGGAGCTGGCGGACTATATGCGGCCACGCAAGGCCGACATTGTCATCACGTCGGAGACGCCGGGCAGAAAACGAACCGAACAGATATTTGACGGCACTGCAGTGCGTGCCGCTGAAATGTTGTCTGCGAGCTTGCATGGCATGCTGACCAACATGTCGACCAGTTGGTTTAGTCTTCGCTATCGCGATCCGCAGCTGCAACTGGACGACGAGGCGCGTGAATGGCTTTTGTCTGCCGAGGACGCAATGTACACGGCCTTTCATAGGTCGAATTTTCAAGAGCAAATCCAAGAGCTATACGACGACCTCGTCGTGTTTGGTACTGCGACGATGATAATCGAGCCGGACGATATAAATAATTATCGTTTCTCGACGCGTCATATCGCAGAGATTTATGTCGCTGAGAACGCGCAAGGCCGCATCGACACGGTCTATCGCAAGTTTAAGATGACGGCACGCGCGGCGATTGATCAGTTCGGTGAAGCGCAGGTCAGCGACCGTATCAAGCATACCGAACAGCGCGATCCGTATGAAATGGTCGACATCGTTCATGTCGTGCAGCCGCGCAGCGAGCGTGATCCAGCGAAGATTAATCGCACGAATAAACCTTTTGCGTCGTTCTATCTTGATCGCGACGACCAGCAAGTTCTGTCAGAAGGCGGCTACGACGAATTTCCGTATGTCTGTCCGCGTTGGCTCAAGTCGTCGACCGAGCTTGGCTATGGCCGCAGCTGCGGCATGACGGCGCTTGCCGATACGAAAGTTCTAAACCGCATGTCCGAGGTGAATCTACGGGCTGCGCAAAAACAGACTGACCCGCCGCTCATGGTGCCGGACGATGGCTTCATGTTGCCGATCCGCGTTGTACCCGGCGGTCTAAACTTTTATCGATCTGGTACGCGTGACAGGCTGGAGCCGCTGCAGATCGGCAGCAACACGCCGGTCGCGCTTAACATGGAAGAGCAGCGCCGACAGGCAGTGCGCAGCGCCTTCTATGTCGATCACCTGCAGCTGAACCAAGGGCCGAACATGACGGCGACCGAGGTGCTGCAGCGCACCGAGCAGTCGATGCGTATGCTTGGGCCGGTTCTCGGTCGTCTGCAGTCCGAGCTGCTGCAGCCGATGATCTCGCGCTGCTGGGCAATCATGTCGAAGCAGGAAGCGTTCCCGCAACCGCCAGAGTTTTTGCAGGGCACAGGCGACATCGAGATCGAGTACGTTTCACCGTTGGCGCGCGCGCAGCGCAAAGGCGACGCGCAGTCACTGGTGCAGCTGATGGAGTTCATGCAGCCGCTGATGGCGATTGATCCTGGCATTGCCGATTACCTCGATATGGACGGCATGGCGCAGCATCTAATCAAAACGCTGTCGATCCCGGCCACGATTGTGCGTGGCGAGCAAGAGGTATTAGGCAAGCGTGACGAGCGGGCCGCGCAACAGGCGCAGCAGGCCGAGATGCAGGAAGCCATGCAGTTGGCACAGGCTGCAGGCAAAGCGGCACCGATGGTCAAGGCCGTCGACGACGCAACCATGAACCAGTTGCCCGGTGACGTGCCGCCAGAGGCAATCGAAGCCGCATGACGCCGCAAGAGCTACGACAGACATACAAGACGCTGTTTAACACTGACGACGGCCAGATCGTCTTGGAAGACCTGCGCACGCGCTTTCATGGCGATCAGCCGACGTTTAGCAGTGACGCTTTGGAGATGGCATATCTCGAAGGCCAGCGCAGCGTGATTTTGATTATCAAGAATATGATGAAAGATCTCGATCACAACATAATGGAGATGATGAACGATGAGTGAAGTGCTCGCTGGTGAGCAGGTAGCGCAGGTCGCCGATACGGCGGTAGCCACGTCTGACGAAGCGGCAGTCGCAGCGGATTGGAAAGCTGCGCTCCCTGATGATCTAAGAGAACATCCAAGCATTGCAGGCATGCAAGACGTTGCCAGTTTGGCGAAGTCGATGGTGCATGCGCAGTCTATGGTCGGTGCCGACAAGATCGCGGTGCCGGGCAAATGGGCCGACGAAGACGACTGGAGCCAGGTATACGACAAGCTCGGTCGACCGGCATCAGCTGAAGAGTACGGTCTGCAATTCGACGTGCCGGACGGCGAAGCAGACCCGGCATTGACCGGCTGGTTCGCAGAGACGGCGCATAAGATCGGTCTGAACACAAAGCAGGCGCAGCAGCTCGCCGACTCTTACATCGAGCTGACCGGCGGCATGGGTCAGCAGGAAGTCGACCTGGAAGCCGCAAAGGCACAGGCGACTGCTGAATTGCGGCAAGAATATGGCGCAGCGTTCGACGACCGCCTTGGCAAAGGTAACAATTTTCTCGGCGAGTTCGGTGCGGACGGCTTGATGGAATTGCGGCTAAATGATGGCACGCCGCTGATGAATCATCCGGCTTTTATTCGCACCGTGGTCAACGCTGCGCAGTACATCCATGAGAGCGTCAGCGAGGACAAGCTGATCGGCGACAAGGACAGCAATGTCGTGACGCCGGGCGAAGCGCAGAAGCAGCTCGAAGAGGTGATGCGACCAGATAGTCCTTACTGGGACGGAAGACATCCGCAGCACGATGTCTACGTGCAGCGCGCGCTCTCGATACAAGAGATGATTCATCCAGACCTGGATGATGAATAGCGATTGAACCGCGCAGGCCGACAAGCGAAAGCCCGGCCTGCAAAGCAAAGTCGTTGACGACAAAGCCGTGGATAACCGAGAGGCCCACGCAATAGGCCCGTGCAAACGGATAACCGCTGATTTGTAACTTTCAACTGATGGAGGCTAATTTGTCTACGCAAATTACCACCGCGTTTAGTCAACAGTTTTCGACAAACGTGATGCTCTTGAGCCAGCAGAAAGGCTCATTGCTTCGTCGGGCAGTCAGCGAAGAGTCTATCGTCGGAGAGAAAGCTTTCTTCGATCAAATAGGCAGTGCGACGGCTCAGAAGCGCACAACACGACACGGTGACACACCGTTAAGTGAAACGCCGCACTCGCGGCGCATGGTTACCATGGATCACTACGAGTACGCCGATTTGATCGATGATCCCGATAAAATCCAAATGCTCATTGATCCTACGTCCACGTATGCAAACGCAGCCGCGTTCGCTATCGGGCGTGCCATGGACGACGCCATCATCGATGCCGCACTTGGTTCGGCCTCGACGGGTAAGGCAGGCAGCACCTCTACGGCGTTGCCAGCTGGTCAAAAGGTTGCTGTCGGTTCCCCGGCGGCTGGTTTGACCATCGCTAAATTGGTCGAAGCGAAAAAGATTCTCGACCAGAACTCGGTTGATCCGTCGATCAAGCGTTACATCGCGGTTCATCCAGAGCAGATCGAAGACCTGCTCAACTCGACGACTGTTACCTCTAGCGATTTCAACACGGTAAATTCTTTGCCTAACTGATCGGCGACGGTCAGCTGAAAACGGGTCAAATTCGGGGAAGCCTGTAAAATGGTAATCCCGAGCCAAGCCGCATTGCGGAAGGTGTAGAGACTTGACGGCCCGCGTCTCTAGTAGACGAAGAGAAAGTCCAGACCACAAACAGCGGAAGCTGGCGGCGAAAGCCGTAGCTGGTACGGAAGGCGCTAGTCCAAGGTGACATCAACACGTTTCTCGGATTCGAGGTCATTACCTCGACACGTTTGAACGTCGACAGTTCAAGCCACCGCAAGGTGTTTGCTTGGGCCGAGGACGGTCTCAAATTGGCCGTCGGTAAAGACCTCAAAACTGAGATTGGCCCACGAGCAGACAAGAGCTACAGCACGCAAGTTTATGTGTGTGCCAGCTTCGGTGCCACGCGCATGGAAGAAGACAAAGTAGTTCAGATTCTGTGCAGCGAGTAAGAGGTAGATCATGGCTAATGTAAACCAAACTCTGGTCACGAACTTCCTCGCCGATCCGCATGCGATGAACCCGGTTCATCAGCTTGGCGGTCGGATGCGTGTCGCCAGCGGCACCATTGCTCTTGCGGCGGGCGACCTTTCTGCGTCAGACACCGTGATGTTGTGTCCACTGCCGACGAACGCGTCGGTCGTCTCGATCAAGTTGTTTAACGACGACTTAGATTCGGGTTCGACCAATACGTGCGATGTCGGGCTGTACTCTGCCGATGGCGAGGTTACCGCAATCGATGACGACGCTTATGCGTCGGCGATCACAGACCTTCGCGGTGCTGTGGTTACCGGCACTGAGGTCGCCTTCGAGGCGCGTAACATCAATGCCATGGGGCAGAAAGTATGGCAGGACGCCGGTCAGTCATCTGACCCCGGCGGTCACTATCTGCTCGGACTTGTGTTCGACGCAGCCGGTGACACGGCAGGCGATCTGTCGTTCGTGGTCACTTACGTGGTTGACTAAGGAAATCAGCGGGGAGCTGGCAGTTTGCGGCTCCCCGCATTTCTTAATGCGCGAGTTAGTTAAGTATGCCTTGACCGAGGCAGAAGCGGCGACGATCCGCACGGTCACAATGATGCAGTTCGATCATCCGTTGGTCGAACGCATGGTCGACATAATGAAATTGTACGCACCGGACGCGGCGGTCACGCCAAAGTCGTATGTGCGTGTAGAGAGTAAAGCAGACGGCCACGACTGGCACTGCGACACCGGCAACATGGGTCACATGAAGTGGTGCGCTTATTCCGGCAGCGTTTTGCTTACAGATGATTTTGTCGGCGGCGACTTCGAGTTTGAAGACGGCACGAAGCACCGACATTACCTCGATCTGCTGATGTTTAGCAGCGACGAAAAACACCGCGTGCTGCCACACGGCGGCGGTGATCGCATGGCCTTGTTATTATTTTTGGGACGCATCGATGGCGAGTGAAGTTGATATCATAAACAGCGCGCTGAACATGATCGGCGCGTCGAACATCATCAGCCGCAGCGAAGACAGCAAGTCTGCGCGTGTGACAAACCAGCGTTTCGATTACGTGCGTGACGCCGTGCT